ATGCTCATTAAATCTGACTCTACGATCTCTCTGAGAGTTGGTGACCCAATCCAAAGTCTCAAGATATTGAGAAGTCATGAAGTAATGAAGGATGTGTCCATGCGTCATAGCATAGATATCATTCAAAAAGATTTGATACTTAATATTGAAAATATTTCCAGGGACGATACTGGAAGCACCGATCTGAGAATACACATGGTTTACAGAAAGAACACCAGGTGGTAATGAAACATATTCAGTTCCTTCATACCATGCTGTAGAACCAATCTGAGCACCTGCTTGAGCAGCAGTTTTAATTGCATCAGTTACTTCAATCTTAATGAAAGATTTGTAACTGCCATTATAATGATACTCTTGATAGTAATCGATTGCTTCTTCGATCAAATCATCAAGTTGCTCAGTTGCAACGTTGATGTCAATCGTAGGATAACCTAATCTACGAAGAGCATAGTTTTTTAGTTCTGTTTTACTTGCGGGTCTAGTAGCAGACATTTGTTATTATGCGAAAGAGGATATGGTCAAAGCAGTAACATCATTAGCACTGACGACTTCTCCTTTCTTGAAGAATCCGTCAACATTATCAACAGTGATGGCATTAGTGCCTAGGGCAGTGATAACTCCAGTAGTACCAGAGGTAGCACCAGTAACGGTTGCTCCAACTTCCATCGTTGTGATGTCAGTAAGAGTCAGAGTTGCATTAGTTGCAACGGTAGCAATGTTCACTGTACCACCTGATCCTGGGTTTGATCCGTCAGCACCAGTTGCTTGAACGATAGTGATTGTTTCACCGACAGCATAACCAGTACCACCGTCATTGATAGTAACGTTGGTAATCGCACCTGCAGATGCAGTAATATTTACCACCAAACTTGCAGATCCAGAACCTCCAGTCGTTGCTAGAGCAGTTCCTGTAACATAATTTGATCCACCTGCTAAGGTTGCCAAGTTGAATGATAATACTTTACCTGCGTTGGCGTTAGTGATTGTAACTGTATCTGTAATCAGATAGTCACTACCACCTGCATTAACTGCAGCAGCAGTGATGTTTCCATCAGCATCGACCGTAGTGTCAACAGTCAATCCAGATGCACCAGATGCAGCACCAGAGGTTGCAACTGCAGTTCCTGCAGTAAATCCACCGCCACCACCGACGCTAACACCAGTGGTAACAACTGCACCAGGAGTAGGATCACCAGACAAGTTCAGAGTCAGAGTGGTGCTAGTTGCAAGGTTGTTGAGCATTGCTCTAAGTTGTTCAAACGCATTATCAAGTTTTGTTTGAACTCTTGCTTCAGTGTAGTACTGATTAGTTCCTTCAGAAAGATCGGAAGTAGACTTAGAAGAAAGATCAAGGTTTGCACCAGTTGCAGCAGCAACTTTCAAGTCTGCCCTTGCATCAGCACGAGCATTAGTAAAGAATAGGTTACTACCCTCTGTGATGTTAGCAGTGTTGATATCTGCCTGAGTGACAGTAAGTTCACCACTACCAGACAACGCAATACCTGTTCCGTAAGTAAAGTGTGTCCTTGTTCGTGCAGCAGTGGTGAACAGGTTAGTTGATCCTTCAGTTACGTTATCAGTGTTGATTTGAGACTGAGTTACAGACAGTTCACCAGATCCTGCAAGTGCAATACCATTACCATATGTGAAATGAGTTCTGGTTCTTGCAGCAGTAGTAAAGAGATTTGAAGATCCTTCAGTTACGTTATCAGTATCGATATCGGACTGAGTTACAGTTAGTGTATATGTGTTTGCAGAATCATTATATGCCTTAGTGATACCAGTTCCTGCAGTGATAAGAGCATTGACTCTATCATCGACTCTCTCGTCAGTGTAGTAGAGGTTAGATCCCTCAGTAAGATCACCAGTATCATGGTTTGAAATATCAGATACCTGACCAGTAACATTACCAGTCAATGCAGCAGTAATAGTTCCTGCAGCAAAGTTACCAGATCCGTCTCTGATTACGAGGTTGTTAGAAGAATTGGTGCTTGAACTAGCAACGTTGATTGTAGTGTTTCCAGAAACACCATCAGCATTGGTTAGAGTAATACCAGAAGATGCAGTAACTTGGAGAGTTCTTTGTGCATAAGTTCCAGTTCCTGTTCTTACAACATATCCAGTTCCAGACATGGCAGCAAGACCAGTGCTATCAGCATCAACAAATGTTGTTGTGATTGTTGGAGAAGAACTACCATCTACAGATACAGAACCTTGAACAACACCTGCAAGGGTGAATGTTCTAGCAGTCTTCCATGCATCAGCAGTAGATGCGTTACCTAAGAAACCTGCACCAGATCCTGTGCCACTAGCAGCAGTAATTTGATTAGCAGCAAAGTCACCAGATGAGTCACGATTTACAACTGTAGAGACTGTTGCAGCAGTCGCAGTTGTCATACCATCCAGTAAGTCTGCGTTAAGGTTGTTGATCTTATCAGTTGTTGGAATGACAAGAGCAGGACCAGAAGATACTTGAGAGATGATCTGTCCATCAACGGTTGCAGTTCCATCAACATTTAAGTTGTTATCAATGTCAACAGATGTACCTGCACCAGTGACATGGATAGAACCGATTCTTAATGCACCATCAGTACCAGTGAATACTTCGGAGGAGTTACTTGCACTAGTTAAGAGTGCGAATTCTGAGGAGGATCTGTCAAAACCGAAGAAACCAAGTTTAGCAGAACCATCATAGTAACGAAATTCAACACCCCTATCCTTACCATCGTTAGACGAGGGTGCAGTGTCACCTCCAATAGTAATAACAGGGTCATCGATTGTAGTGACAGTGCTGTTAACAGTAGTTGTTGTTCCATTTACGGTTAAGTTTCCAGTAACTACAAGATCAGATTGTAATGCTGCATCACCTGCAACAGTTAATTGACCTTGGGAGACCACATTACCATTATCTGTATCAACAGTAAACTTATCTACACCAGAACCGTTCTGAACTTTGAAGAACTTGTTGTCTGCTGTGACAGTAACATTATCATGAGTTACCAGTGCTCCAGAGATATCAGCACTGCTATTAAGATCTAATGCACTGCTAAGTTCTGTACCACCGTAAACTCTTAATCCCTCACCAATAGCGAGGTTCTTACCGATACCTGCACCACCACTGAGACGGAATGCACCATCGGCAGAGTAGGTTCCAGTAAGGGTTTGTTGGGTATTTCTAGTAATTGTAGTTACATTAGTAATACCAACAGTATTATTAATTTGTGTAGCACCACCAATCGTTGTTTCACCTGCAATGACAGTGTTACCATTGTCACTATCAACAGTAAACTTATCTACTCCAGAACCATTCTGGACTGCAAACTCTTCGTTAGCAGCGTTGAGGATAATTGAATCATTAATAGTTGTTTGACCTTGAACAACCAGAGTACCATCAGTTGCAATGTTACCTGTGGAAGATGCAACAGTCATCTTATCAGTTGTACCAGATCTAACAGCAAAGTTAGCGTCAACGTCTAAGGTGCCGTTAATCTCAGTATTATTAGCAACAGTCAGTGTACCACCAAGAGTTGTATTGCTATCTACGTTAAGTGTAGAGTTCAACTCAGTGTGACCATCAGCAGTCAGTGTACCTTCAATATTAGTATTACCTGTTGAATTTTCTACAAAGAACTTATCTGTTGTGCCATTTCTAACTGCAAAATCTTCATCAACATCTAGAGTGCCATTAAAGTTTACGTTATCATTAACAGTCAGTGTACCTTGAATAGTTGTGTTACCAGTTGCACCAATAACAGTGAACTTCTCAGTATCACCACTATTGAGTTTACCAACAGCAAATCTTTCGTTAGATCCAGTAGCACCAACATACAGGGATTTCATAATACCTGCACCACCATGTGCTTTCAAGGTGGAGAAGTTATGAGATGCATAGGAAGGAGATGCCTGATAAGTGTCACCGAAACGACCTCTGTATCTGACTCTCAACCAGTTCAATCTAGATTCAGTCTCTGTCGCACTATCCTTAATCTCAAGAGGACCGTTAACGTGTAACGTACCATCAACCAGAGCAGATCCTGCAATGTATGCACCACCATCAACTCTTAATGAACCATAGTCATTAGATTGAATCTCCCATTCACCAGTGCTACTGTTCTTAGCAGCAGTGATATCGTTTGTGCTTTCAGAGTGAATGTTACCTGCGATTGCAACGTCACCGTTAGCATCAATATTATTAGAGAAGGTAGCAATGTTTGTAACACCCAATGTACCTGCAATAGTTGTGTTACCAGAAGCAGCAACAACATTGAACTTGTTAGTATTAACGTTGAGGTTACCAGTTACATCTAAAATACCTGCAAGAGAACCGTTACCTGTTGTAGATTGGAACTCAACTTTAGTAGTTCCAGATCCATTGTTTAGTTGTAATGTCTTAGAAGCACCTTGTAAAACAACATTATCATCAAATCTACTTGTACCGTGAGTACGGAAGTTAGTATCTACATCTAACGTACCACCAATATTAACATCCTGACCAATACCTGCACCACCTGCAACTACCAGATCACCAGTAGTATTAGAAGTAGAGTTTGTATTTGTAGTAAGTTTTAAGTTACCACCGATTATGCCAGACGCTGTTCCACTAAAGACCTCTGAAGTATTTGTGGCGTTGTGTAAAAACGTAAATCCTCCGACGTGTCCTCCGAGGTCGGTGTAAGAATCATCGTAACCAAAGAATCCAATTCTTGCTTGAGAATCGTAGTATCTGAATTCAACTCCACGATCTTTGTTATCATCACTACTTGGAGCAGTGTCACCACCAAGAGTAATAATGGGATCATCAACGGTCGTAACCGTGCTGTTAACTGTTGTAGTAGTTCCATCTACTTGTAAATCTCCATGAACTCGTACTAATCCAGTGATTGCTCTATCATCACCTGGATCAAGATGCATTGTAGCATTTGAAGTTGCAATATAGTTGTCTTGGAATCTTGCATCTTCAACATGAACTTTACCAGTAGCAGCAGATGCATCGATGTCAACAACATCTTCTGCAGTAAGAGTTAATGTACTTGTGCCAGATCCTGCGTTAGTAGAAGCAATAGTGAAGTTTCTAGCAGAAGAACTATTCTGCGAAAGTTCAATATTAA